ACCAGTAACTCTATAGATTTTAAAACTATATGTTCTTATGCTGAAATTGATTCTTCTCAAGCTACTCGTAAATTTACTGAAGCTATGAAATTAGATTTGTATGCTATACGAAAAGATCAACACAAAGTATTAGATAAACCACGTAAAAAATATCAAAAACATTCAGGAAAATTTAGGTTAACATTCAATGAGTAAAACTTACAATAAACAAATAGGTGGTAATCACTACCAAAAATATAAAATTCAACCAAGTAAATTTGTAGTAGAAAACAAACTATTATTTCCAGAAGGTTGTGCAATTAAATACATCATAAGGCACCAGGACAAAGGTGGTAAAGATGATTTACTTAAAGCAATACATTTTATAGAAATGATTATAGAAAGAGATTATTGAGATAATGGATTTGACGATGCTGTTTTTAGTTCTTGTAATTGTACTTTCAACAATTCTATTTCTTTTGCAATAATTTTAACACCTGTATTATCATGAGAATGACTTTGATTATTTTCTAATACTTTAATTTTTTCTTCAAGTACAGCTACTATAGATAAATCAACTGTTTTAGATGCGTTAGTTAATACATCTATCTTAGTCATAACCTCACCATACTTTATAAATCCTGCACCTATACTTCCTATAAGCCCAATTATAACTACAATGTTTGTTAGGTTATTCTTAATATTCTTAACCATTCTTTAACTCCTTAAGTTCTATTAATATTCTTTGTTTGTTTATGTTTAGTTCTTGTAATGTTCTTTGTTTAATTCCTATAGTATCATTATTTATGTAAGACACTAATTGTACACCATTGTATATTAATCTATTATCAGTTATATTAATTTGATCTAAATATATATCTTTTGGTGCATAAAAAACTATGTTGTAACTAGCTAAAGATCCTTGAGCTTCTGTCATAGCATCTATTTTAACTAAATTTTTAAGCTTTAAATTCTTTACAGGATTTTTAACTTTAGCATCTATTTTATCCATAACTAATGCTAGTTTAGATTTAACAACTTTTTCTTTTACTTCTTCTTTAGAACTATTCTTAACTGTTTTTTGTTTAGAATTATTCTTAATTACTTCTGTTTTGGTAGGTGTTTGTTTAGATTCTTTAATTACTTCTGCAATAACTTCTTTCTTTAGTGTTTCAACAGTTTTAGTTTTATTCATTGTTTGCACAACTTCCTGAACTTTAGCTACTATTTCTGGAGATGCTTTTTTAGTTGTTGTAACTACAATTTCAAAATTTTCTGTAAGCTCTACACTTGTTACTGCACCACCTGTTTCTACGTTTAATTTTTCACCAATACTTTCTTCAAGTCCAGATATAACATTCCATATCTCAGATTCATTAAGGTTTGCTGTTCCTAAACCTTCGTTAATATCTTTAATTTCCTGTGCTGATAAAGGCTCGTAGTCCTCAATTGAAAAATCTAAAGCCATTTCCGCACCTAACAAATTTGGTCCACGTAAAGCTGATGTTGTACTTTGTGATCCATCAATTCCTGTCCAAGACCATTCATATTTATTTGCATGAACTCCGTTATAATGTAGGCTATCACCACTTATTATTTCATTAGCATTATAACCAGAATCTATTGTTCTAATTTGTGTAGATGTTGCTAATACATTATTGTTTGTATCTAAAACTTTCATTACTAAAGTGTAAGAATCCATAGCACCAACAGAATTTCCACAAGTATGTTGTGATGAGTTATGCTCACAGTTTTGTACTGCAATATAGCTGCTTAAATTAATTCCACCATTAAGTTTTATCTGAGTAGAAGTATGAGTAACATCATCTGGTCTGCTATTACCTTCTATCCCTACTAATGAACCAGTTGCTGTAACCGTCATATCATGTGATACTTCTAGCTCGTTGTTAAAAGCTCTACCACATGCATTAGATATCTGCGTTTCACAAGTAATAGTAAAACCATTATGTGTACTGCCATTAGCTAATACACCAGTAGATCCAGATTGTACTCCATCTAAATTTGAATTACTTAAACTTGATGTAGTTGTCCCAGCATTAGGTAATATGTTTGTACTAAAAGCTGTGTCATTCTCTTCTGCCAATCCTACTGAACTAGCAAATGCATTTAGTGCATAGTAAAATAAAGCACCTAGTGCTAGATATATTATCCATTTCATTTTAATATTAATTTAACGATTGATTTTTCACCCATGTAAATCTCTGTTTCTGCTTTTGATTTTATACATTGGTAGTCTATACGACTTGTTCCCGATCTCATTGCAACACGTTTAGCTTTTAAACAAGTAGACATAGAGTCTTGTATTCTGTGTTCCTTAATTTCTCCTGAGACGATCATTAGTAATGCAACTACTATTTCAATCATCAGTGATCTCCGTTACCATTTTTTCTAACTTTATCTTTTAGTGCCTCAACATCAATCAATGCTTTCTCTAATTGTTTGTTTAGAAATTGTATGTTAACTTTGTTAGTCATATTCTGTTCTTGAGTTATCTCTAATTTTTCTGTCGACTTATATAAATCTTCTATCAACATAAATTGTTCTTGATCGGTTGGTAACTGCTCACTTTTTTTAAGTAGATCAGCTTGGAATAATTCTCTAGATGTCTCTAAGCTAGTTAGTCTAGCTGTAATCTCTGTGTATGCCAGCACTCCTGAAATTACGCCAGCAATAATCATTAACATGTTTTTCATCGGCATACTTACTGATGTGTTTTCTGATATTTTCATTATCTATCTTCTCCTAGTAAAGTAGCTCGCATAATTAAAAAACTTTTAAAATCGTTTTCCATTTGTTTTATTTTTTCTTCCATTCTTTTAAGTTTATCATTTGTAACAATGGTATTACCTTTATTAGTTTCTATATTTAATAGTAAATGACTTTGATTTTCTTGTATCCTAGCTATGTATCCAATTTGATTTTTTAAATGAGTATCGTTAATTATTAAAATTTCACTTTTATTTTTATTAATAGTTTCAGTTAAAGAAACAATGTACCTAACACCAGTAAATGAACCTACCAAAATAGATATAACTACAGGTATCATTACAAAATTCTTTTTAAGTATCTTTGCAATGTTCATTTTTTCTTTTTACATTTACAACGAGGTGCAAATAAAAAGTTATTTATACGTTCAAACAAATTATCAACAGCACCAAAAAATTTATATAAAAATTTATCTAACATTTATTTTTTCTATTTTAATTTTCTTATCCATTTTATCTAATTCTTTTGTCATCTTAGTTTCTTTCTTAAGTCTAATTCTTTCTAATCTTTTTTCTTCTTTAAGTTTAATTTTTTCTACTCTTTTTTCTTCTTTCTCTCTGGCTGTCATACGCTTAACATAGACACTATAGTCTGGTCTTTCATGCTCGTACTTAGACCATAAAGCCATAGCTTCTGTACCAATCTTTCCATCAATAGGACAGACAGTACCTGCTTGTATCATTGCTTCAAAGACTCTTTCATCTTGGCAAAGTATTGCAACGGCTGCTACTCTCATGCCAAAGTCATTAAGTATTCTTGATAGCTTTAGTCTCTCACAATTTTTATCTATAAAATGTTTTCCGCCACTGATACCTACGCCAAATGTTTGAATACCTAAAGATGCACCTGTACTACATACATCTTGTGTCATAGAATTATATGAGGGTGCTGATGCTGTTGGGGGAGCCGATTTTATATTAGATGTAGAACTGTTTGTACTTGTAGTTGTAGCTGTACTTCCTGATTCGTAAGTAGTTGCACCTCCAGTGTACCCACCTTCAATTGCTGTGTTACTTCCACTAGTATTTGTTTGTGTTGAACCACTGTATGCAGGGCTAGCAAATAATGCAAGTCCTAACATTAGTATAACTAGTATACCTGTAAAATAATAATTCATTTTATTCACCTCTATCATTTTAAACTTCTTGTTTAGCCTCTTGTTCAGTGCATGTAAACTGTGTATGTGCACCGTATTTGTTAACAAATTTTCTATCTAGATCTTCCATAATAAGTACTGAAGATTTATAACCGTATATTGTACATTCGTAGTTGTCTTTAAATTCTTTTATTCCTGTATGTATTTGTGTACAATCATTTCCAGGAACAGTACTGCATAGCCACATGGCTAATAAATATTCCATGTATTACTTTTTATATCCGTAACCTGTTTGTTTATTTCCCCATAGCTTTTGCCATGACCATACACTAAATTTACTAGAGTAATGATTTATAAATAGTAGTGTATGTCTTATCACTTTTTAGCACCTCTAAATATTTGTGTACCTTTTATACCAAATATACTAGCACAAACTAAAATCCATAGGTTGGTAAACCATGAAGGTAATGCTTGGAAATGCTCAAAGAATACTTTTATTTTTTCCATAGCTTGGGGATCATCTGACCACACCCCATATGCAAGGACAATAATTGGCAGTGTCAAAATAGCAAGAACAACTTCATCCTTATAATCTGTATCTCTAGACTCTAGGAGTTTACCTTGGTACGCCATTTCGCCAGTAGCCATCTTCGCAGCCTGCGTGGCTTGAGCGTCAGCCATAAACATTTTAGTCTCTTGACGCTTTTTATATATATGAGTTCCAGCATTTAAAGCTAATTTAATTGCACCAAACCACATTACGTTCCTACCTTTCTCTGTGCTTTGCTATGTGCTTTAGTAAATGAAACACCTTTCTTCATCTTATCTTTCATCATATTCATATGCTTTACAGTATGATGTATCTTATGTTTCTTTAAAATCTTTTTTTCTTTTTTATCAATTGACATATTATAATACTATTGCTCCTATAATAAAACCTACAGCTGCACTAATAACGCAGTGACTGTGGCTAATCCATAATCCTTCTAGTCTTTCTTTTATTGTTTGTATCATCTTATCTCCTTATATCTTAGTTATTAAAAAAATTATAAGCACCACCTAACGCACTTGCAATCATGATGAGTACCCATATAGCACCTTTGCCTTTATTAATATCAGCTCTTAAACATTTAGTTTCATTTCTAAGTTCTTTTATTTCTCTTACTAGGAAATCTATTTTAACTTCTGTTGCTGATTTTTTAGCCATTAGTTTTTCTTCTCGAATAAATTTTTGATATCTTCAAATGGTTCTTTAGTATCAGCATAAGTAGCTTTATCAAATTTAACTTGATACTTAGCTGCTACTAGTTTTATTTTTTCTGCAATTGCTTCTGCTTTTGTAGTAAATGTTTCTTGATTAATTACACCATCTTTGTATTTATTTCTTAACATACTAATTTGTTCTTTATAACCTGTTATCTTTCTTTTTAATTCAAATACTTTGCTAGCTGTAAGTTTACTAATATCTGCTCGTTCTATTTTAAATCCAAGACTTTGTGCTAATGCATAAAACTCTGTTTGGTCTGGTCTAAATGCAGACTCCATTCCCCCTCTTGCTCTTTCTATTTTTTTAGTAGAATAAGTAAAAGGTACAAAAGGTATATTTGGTATTAGTTTATTTACAATAGCTTTTAATTTTACATTCCAATCTTCACTATAGTTACCAGTTAATCCTTTTATTTTTTGTTGTCTAAATAAATCATAACCAGCTAATGGAAATAAAATTTCTCCTGCTAGTCCACCTGACGGTTGTAAAGGTGCAGGTACTCCAGGTAATGTACCGTTTAAATCCATAATATCTCCACCAGGTACAAACCTAGTAAAATCCATATAAAGAGGATTTCCATTTTTATCAGGTAATACAGGCATTTTAATATTTCTAAATGGTAAAAATCCCATGTTTAAAAATCTACCTGATTTTCTTTCTGGCAGAACAGCACGTTCTGCATCTTCATCTCCTCCACCTACTATATTACCCATTTGATTTAATCCATATCCTAAGGCTGCATATTTTGCATACTTCCAAGGTCTAACTATAGCTGTTTCTGCAAGTATAGGTATAATTCTATATGTGTATGCTAAGAAAGGAGTAATAGTATTTCTCATCCAGTTAATAGCAGGTGCATCAATGTTGTAATCTATAAAAGATTTTCT